GAAGTGACTTTTGTTGGCTGTTCGGATTCTTTTTTAGTGATTGTGTCTTTAATGGGTGGTTCTAAGGTCTCTTCAGTTGCTGCGGGTTTAACAGGTGGTTCTAAGGTCTCTGCATTGCTTTCGCTTGCGCTTGCGCTTGCATTGCTTGCGGTGCTTTCGCTTGCGGTGCTTGCGCTTGCGCCTTCCATACCTTCAACAACAGTTTGTCCTAAAATTAGGTATAAAAAAACACAAATAACAAACACATACAGAATATTTTTCAGAAAATCAATTAGCATAGAGGGTTCACTATATATAGTAATAATAGCTTAGAATTTATTATCGACGAATCCATCTCACGATCTTTGCCTTGGCCTCTCTCAACCGCCAATGATCAGCACTATATCCACGTGCTTTCCAGTGCGCCGCATAATCATATGTATATTCACGCACAATGCACAAATCTTTCGTAAATCGCCTTATTAATATTGGTTTCATATGTTGTTGGTTCATACGATATTCTAGTAGTTGTTGTTCAAACATCTTCATAAACGCCGTATACCAAAAGTGTTCTTGTTTTAAAATATCGTCTTCGTCATCGACACAATATTTTATATATAATCTAAGATGTTCGCGGCTCCAATCGTAGTGATTGATTTGGCCTGATGAACTTAACATATTTGCCCGCTTACAAAGGGCGAGGTATTTTTTGTGGTTGCTGATAATCATATTTTGGGCTTTCCAATAACAATATTTTTTTAATTCTTCATGGTCCATTTTGAAAATATCGGTTTTGAAAATGGGACAAACAGGGTATTTACCGGTCTGGATTTGGAAAAGAGTGAGGGGATCGGCGACAATGTCGCGCTGAATACGGATTTTTCGTCCGTTTGGTAAATGTTGGATTATTTCGGTCATTGTTTATATTTGATTTGATTTTATGTATTTTAATATTAACACATCAATTTTACACGGTTGTTAGATTACAGACCCACAGAACATAATATTTTTGAAATCTAATTACACATTTAGTTACAATAATAGTAGTAATCATGTTTGACCCATCACTTTTGGATTTAGTAAAATTTGCGCCTTCCAATTCAGCGGTAAATGAATATATAGCAAATACAAAATCTAACTGGTCCAATGGAAAATATTGGCTTGGTGGACAAATTCAGATGAATCCACATGATAAAATTACCGATACAATGATAAAAAACGCACAAAGGAAAATAAATGATGCAGAGGATTATGCGTGTAATAGTTTTGAAATCGCCAGTATTCGGGGTTCAAATACCGTATTTTTACAAATCCAAGATGTAGTAAAACAATACCGTGAGGAGGCAAAAAAACAACTTACCAATGACCTTAACAAAACAAAGCTGAACCCAGATGTAAATAGCGTTATTGTTTCAATGTGTGAGTGATAAAGATATTTCCAAAAGACATTTCAAATTTGGAGATTTTCAGAAACATTCCTACATAATCTAGGCGATTTTTCAAATGTGTAAATTATAAAAATATAAAGATATATTTGTTATTTAATATAAAAAGAAATGTTATTTAAATTAGGTTTTGTATTATATTTTATATTTGAAACAAGCAACAAATATAAAGAAGGTTTTCAAGCGGCTTTGACGAATATTACTACGGTTCTTCCAACGGCTTTCCCGACACGGAAGTCGATTGTTTTTCCAACCAAGTTCCCGAGTCAACTTCCGACTAAGTTTCCGACCGCTTTACCGAGTCAAGAATCAATCGAATTACCGACACAATCTCCGACCAAGTTCCCAACAGCTTTACCGACACAATCTCCGACCAAGTTCCCAACTCAAGCACCGACTATTTTTACATATATGTCTTTCTCTGTACCAGGTTCGGTTAGAACAGAAATTCAGGCAAGTTCATCTAATTACGCAGTAGGAACATATTTTATTCCATCATCAAATAGTCCACACGCATTTATTTATAAATATAGTGATGGTTCGTATGAGGATTTATATGTGCCTGGAAATGAGGTACCTGGTTGGGGGGATCCTTTTTCACTAGGAACAGATATTGTAGGTGATATTGCTTACTTTGATACTGCATGGCGCAAGACATTCAGTAAAAATATTAAAACAGGCGTAGTAACCTCTATTCACCCAAACGAATATCCAGGCTACCCAGACGCGAGCATAACCCGTGTAGACAAACTGAATCCACAAAAATATGTTGGTCATTACGATGAGAGAGGTATTGTGAACAGCTTCTACACGGATGGCACATCATTTATTCAATTAAAAGGCCCTGGAATAATTTCGTATTTCGCAAAAGGACTATACAATGGTAATGTAGTTGGTATAACTGGATACAGTTGGGAAGGAAAGGTCCCTCCAGAGAATCGGGTAGGCTGGTTCTGGAATGGGCAAAAGTTTTTGGAAGGTGGAATTAGACTACCCGCTTCATTCGGTAGTTTTGATTATTGTGGGGCCTATGATATTTATGATGATTATATTATAGGAAATTGTGATTCTACACCTTTTTTGTATCAGATTTCAAGTGGAAACTACAAAGTAATTACTTCAAATATCCCAAACGCAATTATTACAGTGACGTCTGTTACGTTGTCGTCATCACAGGAAATCATTGTAACGGGAAGCTACAAATACGATAATACTGACGTGATTGGATTTCGAGCTGTTTTAGATAATAAATACTCGTTTGTTATCAGTGGTAGTAATAGCAAAGCAAATACAAACCGCAAATTAGTTGCTGACAATGATGATTTGAAAAATAACCCAATCAAAACGTCATATTTGCGTAAGCGAATGATATCCCTCAAGAAACACATTTCTGATTTTGCGTGAGGATATAAAATCATATTATCATGACATAGTTATGATAATATATATTTACTGAGCTTTGCCTACTGTTTGGATAGACTTCTTTCAATTTGATAATTCAACTGTAAGCAAACAACCGTCAATAAAGCGGAACCACCTTCGGGTGCTTAAATGCGACATAGTCGCCGACTGTCGGCATGAGCGAAGCTGCCTTAAATGAGAGTCCGAATAGACTCTCCTACTGTCGCACCCTTCGGGTGCTTAAAGACCACTGTAAGTGGTCAACTGTCGCACCCTTCGGGTGCTTATAAAATTGAAAGATTAATAATATATTAATTCAAAACAATTCAAAACCAAATTCAATATAACCTATAACATATAACAATGTCGTCTTTAGCAAAAAAGCCTTTCTTAATCAGCATCGAGGGAAACATCGGAGCCGGAAAAACCACAATTATCGACAGTCTCAGTCATTATTTAAATAAGACATGTCCTAAATTATCCGGCAAAATCCTCTTCCTAAAGGAGCCCGTCGATATCTGGGAAAGCATTTGCGACGAAAACGGCCACACTATTTTAGAGAACTTCTATCGCGACTCCAAGCGCTATGCATTCACATTCCAAGTAATGGCCTACATCAGTCGCCTCACTCTCTTGAAAAACGCAATCCAAGCAAACCCCGACTGCGAAATCATCTTCATCGAGCGCTCCCTATGTGCCGACAAGAACATCTTCATGAATATGCTCTACAATGATGGGGTGGCCAATATAATGGAATTCGAAATCTACAACAAATGGTATTACGAGTTCATCAAGGAATACCGAATGGACGCAGTGATTTACATTGATTCCGACCCTGATGTATGTAGAGAGCGCATCACGCGCCGTTCCAGAACGGGTGAAGAAGGCATCCCACTGGCTTATTTAGAGAAATGCCGCGACTATCACTCCAAGTGGTTAATACATACGCGCTGCTGCGACAAACAGCAATTAACTGACTACGTTTCATCCCACCGAATTGCGCATGAGGGATATGTATATCCAGTGCTCCATATCAACACCAACACAGAGACCACATATGATGTGGAAAACCTGGACTCGGACTGCGTCGGCAACAAATGGCTTAAATCAATCAAGACATTTATATTGAAAGAGATTTCAACTATAAACTAAGTCATTGCGTTTGAAAAGTTAGTTTAGTATATTATAATGTTTTTTATGTTGATATAATATATATAATGGCCGAACTTAGTAAAGCTTATCCAATGGATAATAAAATGACCGAAGTAGCTGGAGCTCCCGCTGCTGCTATACATACACCTGCGAAATTCGAGAACCCAACTCTAATGAAAGGCGGAAAGAATAAGAAGAATAAAAAGAATTCTAAAAAGAGTTATAAGAAGAGAAAGTATCACGGAGGTAATAACAATGTTGAGATGAAGAACCAGAATAAGGATGAGATGAAAAATCAGAATAAGGATATGATGAAGAATAAGGACGATATGTTTGGAGGCAATAATGATGATATGAAGAACAAGGATGAGAATAATAATGCGAATGACATGAAGAACCAAGAACAAAAGGACAAGAACACTGAATCCACGTCATTATTCTCTGGTTGGTTCGGCGGCAAGTCCAAGAAGAGGAAGGGAAAGAAGGACAAAAAGAAGCGAAAGAGCGCGAAAAAGCACTAATCAATATATAAGCATATACTTATTTCGTATATATTGATTGATAAATTCAATTTAATTAAACTTTACCACAATCTTCACAGACTCCTTTATGACGCTCTTATATGCCGACACAGACAACTCCTCACGACGTTTTCGAGTCTTATTGTTACTATCGGTAGACGACTCCGAGTCTGACGACTTGCGTTTTGAAATGCTGTTGCGCGTATTCATATCCCCCTCAATTGCGTCATAATTGCCCTCAATGTACTCAATAATCTGGTTCTCAATTGTCCATTTGAAAAAATTCAATTGTCCGATGGTTGTCTCAATATTGGCCTCGGTATTATAGGGTATCGTAATGCGGTCGCGTCTACAAAATGGATCAAAACGCACCTTTCCATATGCCTTCAGTTCCAGACGGTAGCTCTTGAATACACTGAAACGCTCTCTATCAGTCTCCCCATTGAAGACCGTCCCGCTGTGATATTTGGCGGGAATCGAATATACAGTCAAGAACTCCTTAGCATAGTTGGTAACAAACCAATCAATAATGCGCAGAGACACCGATTCGCCATTGATGACTTTCAAGAATTTATCCATATTTTCAGACACAGAATAGAATTCCAAGAGCTTGTTCAAAAGCAGTTCATTTTGAGTGGTTTTTGCGTTAATTGATGATGTTTGCATAGTGAAGTTGTAGATAATCACATGTTCTTTTTATGTTGTTTCACGTAAAATAATAATATGAAAGTTGATATTTTTATATATCTATTGTGTAAACAAATATAATATTATTGTCTATATTCATATTACATATGTCGCGTCTCATAAATAAAATCATTGTTTTCGGTTCAACTGGTATGTTGGGAAGATACGTGTACAGTTTTTTTACTAATACTGAATACCGTGTAATATGTATAAACTCGCGAATAACAAACGAAAGTTTGTCCAAGGTAGAGGAGTGGTTAGAAACCGAAGATATCGACGACAAAACGTGCGTAATTAATTGCATCGGCCAAATACCACAAAGAACAAACGACGGATTTAATAACAAGACTTATTTTTTGGTTAATAGTATATTTCCACACATCTTGTGGGGGATTTGTAAAAAACACGGGGCCCAAATGATTCAACCCACTACGGATTGTGTATTTTCTGGTAAAAAAATAGGCGGGAAATACACCGAGACTGATGCGCATGATGAACCCGGTCTATATGGAATGAGCAAATCATTGGGCGAACCACCCGAATGCACGATTATCAGAACTTCTATTATTGGACGAGAGAAAAACAATAAAAAGTCGTTCTTAGAATGGGTAGTGAACGGCAACGGTCAAATCAGTGGCTGGTCAAATCATTTTTGGAATGGAATTACGTGCCTCGAATATTGCCGTGTCATACTGAAAATAATTGAGGAAAATCTATTTTGGAAAGGAGTTCGACACGTTTATTCACCAATCCCATCAAGTAAATATGAGATGGCGTGTTTTATAAGAGACGCATTTGGAATTAACATACAAATTGATTGTAATGAATCGTCGGAAAGTGTCGACAAAACCTTGGCTAGTGTGGAACCCGATTTGTTTTATATACAACCATTGGAAAAACAAATTAAAGAATTGGTTTCTTTTGAATTATTAGAGTGATGGAATTGCTTTTAAATTCGAAAGACATAATTGCTGAAATAAAACGCAAAGTCGACAATAAAGACCCGTCGTTATTTAATCACCATGTTATAAATGTTCGTGAATTACCTAACGACACAATATCTATTGTGATGACGAGTTCAAATCGGTCTAGACAAACGTATTTTACACTTTTTACTATTGGTAAAAGTGCTCATAAAAAAGTTCATGTTGTGTTGGTGGATGATTCTGATGTGGACCCAATTGATATAAATATATTAGCGACAAAATACAATTTATATATTGATTTTATTCGCATCAAGCGTGAGAATAAAAATTGGGTGAACCCAGTAGTAAATTACAATATTGGATTTACATTTATAAAAGGCTGCAAGGTTGTTATCCAGAACGCCGAAGTATGTCATATTGGAGACCCACTTAGTCTAATAAACGTGGGTATAGAGAACGACAATTATTATGCATTTGATGTAAAGTCGTCAAACAGTTTTGATGATAATGAAAAAATTTATAGAAGTGACGTCAGCAATACTTCTATTTATAATAAACCTGGAATAAATTGGCTTGCATGGTATCAACACGCAAACCATGGTAACCGTTTTTTACATTTTTTTACGGCACTAACAAGACAAACGTTTGATAAAATCCAGGGATTTAGTTATGATTATACGATGGGTAAAGATTTTGATGATGACGATTTTGTGCTTAAAATCAAGTCTCAAAATATAACCCTTTTAAATATAGAGAACAAAAAATACAATTGCGGTGGAATCCACTTGTTTCATCAAAACGCATACGAAGGATATTGTAAAGACAAGGTTTCAAACCAACCAATTTTTGAATATAAATTTGGTCTGTGGAATAGTGAAAAACAATACATATCTATATTAGATACAGAATCAATTTAAACATATAATCATATAATAAATATTATTATATGAAAAAAACCGTAGTTACCATTACTGGAATAAGACCAGATTTTATCCGAATGAGCTTTGTATTTAAGGCTTTAGACGATGAGTTCAATCATGTTTTAATACACACAGGACAGCATTTTGATACAAATCTAAGCGATGTGTTTTTTGACCAACTCAATATTCGGAAACCCGACTATATTTTGGAGACTGGTAAAAAATCGTCCAATCATTTTGAGCAATTGGCGTATTTGTCGACGGCCATACCAAATTTGTTCAAGGAGAAAAACGTGGTGCCTGATTTGATTCTGTTTTTGGGTGACTCCAATTCGGCAGGGGTAGCATTTCCCCTGAAAAAAGATGGATATAAAATCGGACACATTGAAGCAGGTATGCGGTCATACGACAAGCGAATGTTGGAAGAGATAAACCGTACAGTATGCGATCATTGTAGCGACATTTTATTTGTATACCACGACGACTACAAGACGCAGCTCGAATTGGAGAATATTCGAAAGAATGTATTTGTGGTCGGAAACACCATTGTTGAACCGTTCAATATGTTCAAGAACCGCATTATGAATTGTGAAAAACGGAATGATATGATTTTGATGGATATCCATCGCCCTGAAAATTTTAAATATGAAGACCGACTCAAAAGTGCACTACTTTTTGGAAACGCGTGTATTAAGCGTTATGGCGTCCCAATGAAACTTTTGTATTTCAAACGGTTGGATGACGCAATCAAGAACTGGGGACTCGATTTGGGTGATATTGAGATGATTCCGCTGCTACCATACCAGGAATATCTAGATACCGTATATCATTCCAAATTTATCATTAGTGATAGTGGAACCGGACAAGAAGAGCCCGCACTATTAAACACGAAGGTTGTTGTCCCGCGTGATTTCACAGAGAGACCACAAAGTTATGCTAACAATTGTAGCGTTAAGCTATCTCTGAACCAAGACTTTCACCAGGTGTTTGAATGGTTAGACATGGACACGAATAATATGGATTCATCGTGGTTAGGTGACGGAACCACAAGTCGCAAAATAGTAGACGAAATCAAAGTGTTTTTACATACATAAAATGAAAATTCATATAATAATATAATAATATTTTATTAATAGTATTATATATTATAATCATGATACCCAAAATTTTATTTACTTACTGGGAGGGCGATCAACTTTCTGAACTCCATTATTATACAATCTATTCGCTACACAAACATAATCCCGAATTGGATATTACTATATATACAGCACTTAATACAACCACTATATTAAAACAGTGGAAAACATCAGAGCATAGTGTAGAAATAAATAAAAAAATTTCGCTCGACGAAATTGTTTCCATAAATCGTGAAAAAATTAAATTGGTACCTATTGATTTTCAAAACGAATACAATATTGAAAACAACATTTCGTGTGTTTATAAAGCCGATTTCACACGGATTGTAAAATTGTATGAACATGGTGGAGTTTGGTTTGATATGGATATTTTATTCATAAAACCAATTCCTGAATTTTTGTTCTCGTCTGATGTTGATATATTTTTATTTACATATCAAGGTTCAATTCCAACAGGTTTTATTGCTGTAATACCAAAATGTGAGATGATTACAAACTTATATGCGTCTGCTTTGCATATTATTAAAAACAAAAAGTTAGATGATTATCAAAAAATAGGTCCCGAATTATGGAGAACAAAATATAATATTGCATACAAAAAAAAAATATTTTTTTTAAATGCTGAACATATTTATCCATTTATTTGGAATACAATAGATGTTTTTTTCACTTCGACGGATGAATCAGTATTCAAAGACTATACGTTTGGCGTTCATTGGTATAATGGGGGAGTTTCTACGAAAAAATTTATAAATACATTTGACCGAACATCAGTGAATGCTGAAAGGTCTTTGTTTGAGAAAATGATAAAACGAATAATGTAAATAACTATTATAACAAAATATAAACATAGTTGAGTATTATGTTTATATGAATCCACGTTTATCCACTATTTCGCTGTCCCAAGAACAATACGCAGACATAGCGCCATACCCGCATATGTATCAGGACGAATTCATGGACGCAACATTTGCAACGGCATTACAGTCCGAAATATTGAATATATCAGACGAGGCGTGGGATAGATACGATAATCCATTTGAGCAAAAATTCACATTGCGAGACAAATTCAACTTTCCTCCACATCTTACTTCATTATTTGACGAACTTACATCGGATCGTTTTGTCGTCCATCTATCTAGCGTGGTTGGATATGATTTGATACTAGATGATACGCGCAATTTTTGGGGGGTTCATAAATATAGTCACGGCGACAAATTGGACGTCCATGTGGATGCTGGGATTCACCCAACAATGGACCTTAAAAAACAAATCACACTTGGAATTTACCTGAGTTATGAATGGAAAGCCGACTATGGATGTGAATTGGAAATTTGGTGCGGGGAAAAGTGCGAAAACAATGATGCAAAGCTCATTGAAAAGGCAAACAGTATAGCGCCTTTATTTAATCGACTTGTCTTATTTACATGCAACGATTATTCGTGGCATGGAAATCCAGAACCAGCATTGTGTCCTTCCGAAAGTAAGCGTATTTTCATAACCCTGTCGTATTTGAGCGAAAATATGGATGATAAAAACAAACGAAAGAAGGCATTTTTTGTAGCAAGGCCGAACGACCCCTGCGATGTAGAAAAAGACAGACTACGTTTGTTGCGCGCGGACGCAGAAAAATATAAAGAGGTTTATAGAATATAAAAGTATATATAATATTTTTACATATTATGGAGTCCACTATTTCATTTGTTTGTAATGGAAGCACAATAAGAAAAAGCATTACAATGAACAATTTTGTGAATTTAATAAATAAATATATTGATTCTTCACATATTAGAACAATTGTTGATGCTGGTTCTATGGATGGTATGGATGCTTTTTTTTTTTAAAGTAATTTTCCACATACCACGACATATGCGATTGAAGGATTACCTGAAAACTTTACAAAGTATTTATCCATATTAGATAATATTGTACCTATAAACGCAGTTATATCATCATATGATGGAACAATAACATATTATCAAAAAAATATCAATGGTATTCATGGAATATATAATAGAGGAAATGAATATGGAACCACGCAACTACAGTTGAATTGTTATAAATTGTCTACAATTATGAAAAAATATTCAATAACTGAAATTGATGTTATTAAAATAGACGTTGAAGGTGCTACCCTCGATTTATTACAAAGTTTGGAAGACAATTTGAAAAATATTAAAATTATGCATATTGAAACCGAGACATATCCGTTTTTTTCTGGTCAAAAACTACACGAGGATGTTTGTAATTTCTTAATAGATAATAATTTTGTTCTTATAGATATAACATTTGTTGAAATTATACCTAATAAATATCAGTCTGACTCAGTGTGGGTAAATAAACAATTTATTAAATAATAATATAAAAGTATCATTCAAAACAATAGTATATAATAATGGTAAAGGTTTCAATAGCATGTCTTATTTATAAGAGCACAAGGTGGTTGGACTTTGTTTATGAACAGGTAAAAAAGTTTACAAATTTGGAAGAAAATGAGTTTTATTTTGTTGCAAATGATGCTTGTGAACCTGTACTTGCGCACTTAAAAAACAAAAACATTCCACACTATATACATAATAATACTGAAGAACAGCGAAAAGAATGGTATATTAATAATGTTTATAGAGCCTGGAACACAGCGGGTCGAATGGCCAAAGGCGAATATATTGTTTTTATTAATAGCGATATGGCGTTTTCACCGCAATGGTTGGAAACATTACAAGAATCAATCGCCGACAACAAGTGTGTTTGTTCGCGTCTTGTAGAAAGAGGGGTAATGCGTTCAGGAAAATATGGAATTGAATGTAATTTTGGTAATGTTCCAGAAGATTACAATGAGGTTGGATTTCTAGATTTTTGTAAAAACAACCAGAAAGATGTAATATACCCTTCTGGGCTCTATATGCCAATGTTAATTAAAAAAGAATATATGGAAAAAATAAATTACTATCCCGAAGGAAATATTGTGACTGGAAGTGATATATTTAATACAAAATACGCAAAAATCAGAGAACTGTGTGTTTCGGGAGACACTGTATTGATAGAAAAACTAAAAACCATTGGTGTTGAACATTTTACAAATTTTAATTCAATCGTTTATCATTTCCAAGAAGGAGAAATGCGTGATACAATTGGATAAGTAACTTATACAAATCAAATATAAAGATTTAATTTTTATACTATATATTATGAACCACAATAATTACTTATATTCTAAGTATAATCATAATTGGGATACAACGATTTATCCTGGTAATTATACTATTGGTGGGTTATTAAAATGTTCAAATTTAAGCGGTGGATACCACGGTATTTTAAAACAATATTGGGATAAGTATAATACTGGAAATGATGTTTTACTTATTTCTGAAAATAATAAAG